CTTTAAATGATGCCATTGCTCACCGCTATTACCATCTATTAAATAACCAGACAAATCATCTTCATGTAATCTTTGCATTATAACTATAATAGGCACATCTCTATCATTTACCCTTGACCTAATTGTTGTGTTATATCTATTGTTAATAAAACCACGTCTAACATCACTTAAAGCGTCATCAGGTTTTAATGGGTCATCAATAATTATAGCGCCACCATTACCAGCACCAAATCCAGTAATAGCACCACCACTAGCCGTAGCATATACACCACCGCCTTGTGTTGTGTACCATTTTTTTCTACTTTGACTGTCTTTTTTTAATTGTAAATTCCATATTTTTTGAAACGAATCAGAAAGTATATATTCTCTAGTCATTGAACTGTTATCCAAAGCTAATGCGTCTGAATAGGATAAATGAATAAATTTAGATTTCGGGTTTTTAGCTAAACACCAGCTAATATACATTTTAACAGCAATTTCTGTTTTACCGTATCTAGGCGGTATGTTAATTATTAAACGCTTAATATCGCCATTAAATACTTGCTCTAATGTGTTAGCTAGTTGAATGTGAAAGTTAGCAACTTCAAATTTAATACCAGTATTTTCTTTAAAAATGTACCTAGTAAAAAATAATAAAGAATCTTCGCATTTATCTTTAATAAGTCCGTTAATATTCTTCATTTAGAATATCGTCAATTTTCTGTTGTGCTTCAGGCGATAATTTAGTTGTATTAACGTCAGCTGTCATCTCTATATTTTGACGCTCTATATAACCTCGTTTTCTACCTCTTGTTTTTAATAAAAATATTGTAGCTGTTGTATTGCCTTCCATAATTTGTTGATGCAGATTAGTTTCAGCAAAATCTAACATAAGGTTTTCTAATTCTTCAACCTTTTGTTTATAATCAGGGTCCGTGTTTAACCACTCATAATGTGTGCATCTATTTAACCCAATCATGGTTGCAGCTGTTGATACAACACCAAAAGTTTTTTCCAATGCTTTAATCATTGCTTTTTTACGTGTCGGATTTTGTTGCCTTTTAGCCATTGTTATATTTTTGATAAAGATACAAATATAATTCCCATATTTTCGATTGCAGCTTTTTTTGACTGTAATGCTGTGGTGATATAATCCTTTTGTTTTTCTCTTTTATCTCAATGTATATGCCTGATTTTTTTGGAAATGGACTAACATATATTTTATTTGCAAAACACCATTGTATGGCTTTATAATGTTTTTTAGTCATGTACAAATATAAAAAAACCCCTACAAAAATGTAAGGGTTTGTTATTAGTTGTTATTATTTGTTAAAATTGATTACTATATTTAATCGTTTCGTTTTCTGGTGCGTTATGCATCATCGCGATTTGGATTGCGCATTTTTCAGCATTGTCCACAAATTGTTTTGAAAAGATTGTTTTTAAATTGCCAAAATTAATATCACTTGGAACGCAGTCAAGATTAAAAATCATTGTTGGATTTTGACTGTCTGGATTTAAAATTGGATTGAATATTCTTTCCACTTTTGGTTCACCGATGATTCGTACTTGGCAAAAAATTTCCAACCACCTTTCGTCGTTGTCATTCCAGAAATCAAGTGTTACATTAACAAGTGATTGTTCACGGCTTCCAGTTATTTTAAGATTGCCGTCTAAATTGATTATTGTTTTCATTTTGTTTTGTTTTAATTGTTTATTATTATTTTATTTGCTTAATTCTTGGATTAATTTAGTAATTAATCTTCTGTTAATCCATCTTTGGTCCTTACTTAAATTAATTCTTGGAGTATCTTCCATAACGGTAATTAAGTGGATAATTTGTTCTTCGGTTAATTGTACGTTTTTCATTTTTTTTGTTATTAATACTGTAAATATATGACAACCTTTTAAATTAAAAAAAATATTTTTACTTTTTTTTAAAGTTTTTTTTTATTTTAACCTGTTAGAAGGGTATATTATTGTCTTTAATTACTTCAAATTTTTTGTTTTCACGTGTTAAATGCTTATAAACGCCACCATTTACAAAATCAGGTGCAACTTCAAATTGACCTAATTGGCCGTTTTCTTTACGCTTTACTTTTTCAACATATACGCTTACAACGTCACTTTTATATTTAGATTTTTGACCAATTTGTCTAAATACTATTAAACCGTTATACGATTTATTAAAAAAATCTGATGAACCAGAAATATCATATAAAGTTGGTTTGCGATATTTACCCTCTATTGATTCTATTTTTCTTGGGTGTGCTACTAAAAATAAATGTGTTTTTGTTTGTTGACAAAATTGTGTTATTTGTGAAAGCAAACGTCCTACATAAGAATAGTCGCGTTGCGCAGAATGGTCTAGCATGTTGTAAGGGTCAATAACGCACACATTTACACCTTTTTGTAATACAAGTTGCTTAAAAGCGTCTAAAATGCCCTTTAACGTTAAGTTTTCCAAATCTATTTTAACCCAATGAAAATGTTCTTCGATAAAATCTTTAGTATTATTTAAATCATCATTATCACAAATTTTTTCGTTTAGTTTATTTGCAATACGTTTTATGTGGCCCTCATAAGGATATGATTCGGGTGCAAACATTGCGCAACGAAAACCATATTTAGTAGCTAGATTACAACATATTTGGTCAACTATATCTGATTTACCACTGTTAGGTATTCCCGTTACAACAGTCCATTCGCCAAAAGCAAGATTAAAATAACTGTCTGAATTACCCATACCAATTGAATAATTTTTTATACCATTTTCATTATAATTTAATACACTATCCCAAATGTTGTCTATATTTAAAATACCCTCTAGTGGAAAACTTTTATTATTTAATATTATATTTCTTAAAGTTTCTTTGTCAGCATTAACTAAAACATCATTTGCATCTTTATATTCACCAAAATCTACATATTTACATTTATAAAAACCAAAACGTCTTGCTAATTCATTTCTTAATGCCAATCCTGGTGCATCATTATCAGTGCAAATAACTATTGTTTGTTTGTTTTCAAAATATCTATAACAATTGTCAAGATATTCTAATTTTTGATTGCCTTTACTAGCGCCATTTGGTACGCTACAAACACTATAAAGCCCAGCTTCATGTAAACTTAATGCATCAATTTCACCCTCAACAATGTAAGCGGTATCTAATTCTTTTATGTTGTCTATTCCATAAAATATTAATTCAGCACCAGAAACCATTTTAAAGTTTTTCTCACTATCTCTAAACTTTGTGTTTATTAATTTATTTTCCCTGTAATAATTAAAATTAATTACACGCCTTTTTTTATTTACCTGTGGCATGTATTCTAGCGATTCACCAATTTTCCAATGTATTAATGTAGGTTCGGAAATTTTACGTTCAGAAAACCAGTTTAAAACGCGGGTGTTGATTTGTATATTCTCTCTAACTGGTATAATATAGTCAGGTTTTGCAGAAAACTTTTTGACGGTTCCTGACCATCCACAATTATGACAATTGTAGATACCTTTGGTGATGTTAACAGATAAACACTTGTCCTTCCTGTTTTTTCTTGTGTGGCTACATTTTGGACATGTTGTTTTGTACTCACCAGATTGTTTTTTTATTTTAATTCCCAAGTTACTTAATTCGTCAATCATTTTAATCGTTTTTATAAATTTATACTTTTAATTCGTGGTAATCTAATAGTAATTTTTTTTCTAATACAAATGCTTTTACTCTAGTCATTCTTAAATTATTATTTTTAAATATCATTTGATTAGTAGCGAACCCCTCAAATCTATATTTAGGATATTTACAAACAAAAAGAGCAAATAAATTACAATTTGTTTTAGCATATTCTGGTATCATAAAAGGATTTTTTACATTTCTATTTACTTTAACATCAACAGTAAAATTTTTATATATGCAATCATATTTGTCTGTTCCTAATGTTTTACTTGTATTAAGAATAGTAAAATCTGGAAATAAATTTAATTCTCTACAAAATATAAATTCAGCACCAAAACCTACTTTATTTAGTTCGACATCATTTGTTTTTGCAACTGTTCGATAACCATTCCAACCTGTTTT